TTTGCCGCCGTCCATAGCGGAGATGTTCCCGTAGTGCTTCATAAAAGGCAGACGCTTGGTGGTCACCCGAATGGGAAACGGCTCAATCTCCGAAGCCCACACGGGAGTGATACCGGCAAGCAGTCCGCCCAAAGGAAAGCCCCCGGAGCCGTCAAACAGGCTTCCGAGGGTCAAAGGCTTTTCAGTTTTCATCTGGATGCCTCCAATCGTTCTCTCAGCGCAGTGTAGAACGCTCTGCTTCGGATAGACTTTCCGGCAGCCGTCCACTCGCGCTCCAGCAAAAAACGAACCTCCAAATCCTCCACGCTGTAGTCGGCACGGAAGTTTCGCCAGGTTCGTTTATCCCATGTTTTCAGTTGCTCCCAAAGCCCTGGAAAGTGCTGATGCAGTTCCCGCAGCTCCGTCAACGATTGCAGCGGACAGCACCAGCAGGACACGCGCTTGAAATGCTCATACAGGCCATCCCAATCATATCCACGCTCATAGCAGTACCGCAGGCAGTCACGCTCCGTCCAGCCCCAATCTACCAACGGGTGTCGGTGGTTGGGATTCTGATTGTTCGCTCGTTCCAGGCGATATTGCTCATCAGCGGCAATGCCGACATATTCAATGATCTCATACTGTTTCCGCAGTTCCCTCAGAAAACGCTCTCGCGGCATCGCCTTGAGCCGTGTGGTACACCACCGCTGCCGAGGGCCAGGCCATCCGTAGCCATTCAATTGCACTCCGTATTGCCGGACGACAGGCGAATCTGCACTACGCCGTACCGGAACATCAAACATGAGTTCCTCATAGGTATGCTCGGCTCTGACGCTGGTAATTTTCCGACCGATGTCCTTTTCAACCTTTGCGATATGATCATACATAGCAGGAAATTCAAGCCCTGTATCACAGAAAAGAATGCAGTCAATTTTCATGTCGCGCTCCAGCATCCCAAGAAGCATGGCGGTTGAGTCCTTGCCGCCGGAAAAGGAAACAAGGTGATATTGCTCTTTCACGCTCACACCTCCGGTGCGGTATTTGCCACCTCAGTGAAGGGCAGTACTTTCCCATCCCGCAGAACGCTGACCTTTTCATCCGAGCCGACCTGCTCGATGTACCGTTTTACGATGACGTCGCAGAACTTCTCATCCAGTTCGATGGTACAGCAGATACGGTCGGTCTGCTCACAGGCAATGAGCGTAGAGCCGCTGCCGCCGAAGGGATCAAGCACCACGGAGTTTGCCATGGAGCTGTTCTGAATCGGATACGCCAGAAGCGGAATGGGCTTCATGGTGGGATGGTCGCTGTTTTTCTTCGGCTTATCAAACTCCCAGATGGTGGACTCCTTGCGTCCGGTGTACCACTGGTGCTTGCCTTTTCTCTTCCAACCATAGAGACACGGCTCGTGCTGCCACTGGTACGGGGAGCGTCCCAGCACCAGGGACTGCTTCTTCCAGATACAGCAGCCGGAGAGATAGAACCCTGCGGCATCAAACGCCTTGCGGAAATTCAGCCCCTCGGTGTCGGCGTGGAACACATAGATGGAGGCATCGTCCGCCATGACCTTCTCCATATTGGAAAAGGCATCGAAGAGGAAGTCGAAAAACTTCTCCGATGCCATGTTGTCGTTTTTGATTTTCCCGGCGCTGCCCTCGTAGTTCACATTGTAGGGCGGGTCGGTAATAACGAGGTTCGCCTTGCGGCCGTCCATGAGGGCGGCGTAGGTTTCCTCTTTTGTACTGTCACCGCAGATGAGCCGATGCCGTCCCAGCGTCCAGATGTCGCCGGACTTCGTGAAGGTAGGCTTTTGCAGCTCGGCATCCACATCAAAATCATCCTCTTCGGCTTCGATGCCGTCATCAAAGAGCTTTGACAGCTCCTTTTCGTCAAAGCCGGTGAGGAGCGGGTCAAAGTCCGCCGCCTGCAGAGACTCAATCTCCACACGCAGAAGTTCTTCATCCCAGCCCGCATCCAACGCCATGCGGTTGTCGGCAATGATGTAGGCTTTCTTCTGGGCTTCGGTGAGGTGGTCGGCAAAGACGCACGGCACCTCGGTGATACCTTCCTCCTTGGCGGCAAGAATACGACCGTGACCGGCAATAACGCCATAGTCACGGTCAATGATAACGGGATTGATGAAGCCGAACTCACGCAGCGAGGAGCGGAGTTTGTTGATCTGCTCCGGTGAGTGGGTACGGGCGTTATTGACATAGGGAACCAGCTTCGTGATAGGTACGAGCTGCATCTCGGTCGTTGTTTTCATTAGACCAGCCCCCATTCCGCAAATTTCTCGAAGCCGCCGACCGAGTGGATGTAGTTTCGGGCAATCTCCACGATTTCGGCGTAGGGTCTGCTGTCCACGGCATCGTCCCCAATGGCGCAGCAGAGCGTCACGGGCTTGCCGGTCTCCTGGGCTTTGAGGAAAGCGTAGATATTGACGGATACATCTGCCTTGGACAGATCCTTGCCGTGCAGACCGCCGCTGGTCACCGAGTCAGCCATATCCGAACCGAGCTTGCGGTTGGTCGCGCCGGTGTCTACATCTGTTCCGCCCGTCCAGTCACCGAGCGGATTGATCTCAGCATCGGGATACAGCTTTCGGAGTGCATCCGAAGGCGCATTGCTCTGACAGAGAATGAGCCGGTCACCGTCCAGGATGTACTTCCCGTCATAGGGACACACAGAGAAAATGTCCCGTGCGATCTGCGACAGCTCTTTCTGCTCCTCGGTCACGGGCATTCCCTTGAAAATGCCGTTATCTCCGCAGCGGACACCGCCTGCCTGGTTGTCGGCGAGGTGACTGTCCTGCGGAACTTCCACATAGTCAATGGTAAGGTTTCCTGCAATGCGGTGAACGGTGGCGGTGATTTCCTCTATCGGAATACTCACCGAAGCCTCCGCAATGATGTAGCACACGCCGTGACCGATGAGCACTTCCACGGCGATGCGGGGATTTTCTGCTTTCTTGTATGCCAGGTCAACGAGCGCACCGGCAATTCTGTCTGCCACCTTATCCGGGTGGCAGGGATTTACTTTTTCAAACATGGTGTTACCCCTTTCTCGCACGGAGCAGGCGTTCCATAAGGTCGTCCTGCGGCGTTGACTCGCCGTATTCCGTGCTGCAGTTTTCTTTCACGATCTGGAAAATCTCATTCCAGAGCCGAACCGCCTGGTTCATGTAGTTGATGCCGATGTTGATAAACGGAGACGGGATCGGCTTTCCTGTGGTGGGGTGCTTGGAGAGGAACCCCATGCGGTTGGTCATTTCCTCGCACTGCACCCAACGGGCGGAACACATGGCGTAGCGCTCCAAAAGCTGCGGCGACACCTTTGCGGCGCAGCCGATACCTTTGAGCCATTGCCAGGTTTCCGTGTAGATTTCCTGTGCCTGCAGGACGCTGCCGTCCCGCTGCTCGGCAGAAAGAAAATCATGGGGCTTCGGCATAGCAACACCCTCGACTTCGGGAATATCCAGCACTTCAAGTTTTCTGCCGCCGGGATTCCCGTTTTCGGCCTTGTCCTTGACTGCGGATTTCTTCCTTCCCGCACCGGGTCTTGCACCGCCGCGCCCGCCTGTGTTATTCGATTTTGTGGGCATCCGAGCTCACCTCCCTTAATTACCCTTTTGATTTTGCCTTTTTCGCACACGTGACCCCGGGCCGTTGCCCGACCGAAAAGGTCCCGGAGATTTTCATCCCCCTACCGGTCGCCGAGGTCGTGGTGGATCTTGGTGTGGCAGGACTGACAGAGGCTCATCAGGTTGTCCCTTGCGTGAGTGCCGCCTTTGGAAACGGGCAGGATGTGGTGAACTTCCTGTACCGGAGTCAGCCGACCTTCCTTGAGGCACATCTCACAGAGGGGATGCTCCGCCGCATAGCGGTCACGGATGCGTTTCCATGCTCTGCCGTACTTGCGGTTAACATCGGAGCTGCGCTCGTATTTGTCGTACTTGCGGCGTTCCTCCACACGGTGCTGTTCACAAAACTGTCCTTCACAAAGATTGGGGCAGCCGGGATGAGAGCAGGGTCGCAACGGTTTCTTCGGCATCGTTTCACCTCCTTGGACATAAGAAAAGCCCCACGGGATTGCTCCCATGAGGCTGTCCTCGATTCTTTTTCGCTGATTATATCATATCATAATGTCGAGGTGGGCATCTACCGACAAAGGCGGGTATTTCCGGCGTCTTTCAGATCCGAATCGGGTCGGTGGGTAAAACCACTGCCGAAAGAGCTGCCTTATGCCATCTGCGAATGGTGCTTTCATCTGCGTTCAACTCTCCGCCGATCTGCTCCCAGGTCATGTTGTGGATGTAGCGGTAGCGGAGAACCATGCGCTCGTTGACATTGGCAACGGTGTCCACAGTCGTGCGGATCTGCCGTTTCAAGTCAACGAGGGTGTCGATCTCACCATTGACCACTTTTTCAAGGTCCATGATCTTTTCCAGGCACCGCACGAAGGGCGCATCCGTGTTGCGAGAGGTCTGCACTTTTTCCTCCCAGGACGGCGAGGAGATACCGCAGGCCATTTCCCGCAGGCGGGTGATCTCCGCAATGTTGGAATCGATACGCTGGTCGAGGCGGTATGCCTGACTGAGATATTCCTTTGCCGTCATACGCCGTACACCTCCCGGTGGAGTTTTTCGATCAGCACCTCACCGTCCAGAGAAGTAAGCGTCTGAAACCAGCCGGAGCGGAAAAACCGCTCACAATCCTTTCTGACGGATTCGGCATCCTTGTCCCAGGGGTATTTCTTCAAACGGCGCAGCGCACGGCGATGGTCTTTCGCTGCCGCCAGAATAATAGCGTTTGCGAGGTTTGTATAACAGGTTTCCATTCTCATCCCTCCAAGTTGGCCTTGACCGCATCGATAAGTGCGGTCTGGGTCTTTTCTTTTTTACGGAGCGCAGTCATGATGCGCTCGTCGATGGTGTCTTTTGCAATGATGTGGTGAATGACCACGGTATCGGCGGTCTGTCCCTGTCGCCACAGTCGGGCGTTGGTCTGCTGGTAAAGCTCCAGCGACCAGGTCAGCCCAAACCAGATGAGGGTCGAGCCGCCTGCCTGCAGGTTCAGCCCATGACCGGCAGAAGCTGGGTGGATGAGTGCCACGGGCAGCTCACCGCTGTTCCATCTGCGGATGCTGTCGGAATCGTCCAGCAGACTGAACGGGATGTGCCGTTTGTGGAGCCGCTCGGAGATGCGCTCCAGGTCGTGCTTGAACCAGTACGCCACAAGGACGGGTTTCCCATTTGCGGCTTCGATGAGATCCTCCAGCATATCCAGCTTGCGGTCGTGTATCTGAAACACACGCTTGTCCTCTCCGTAGACTGCTCCGTTTGCCATCTGGGAGAGCTTATTCGCAAGTGCTGCGGCGTTCCCGGCATCGATTTCTTCGCCTTTCAGCGAGATAACCAGGTCTTGTTTCATGGCATCGTAGGCTTTGTGCTCTGTTTCGGATAGCGTCACAATGGCGTCATTATGAACGCACTCCGGCATATCCAAATGGTCGACGGCTTTCATGGAGATGGTGATGTCGGAGATGGCATCGTAGATCTGTTCCTCCGCACCGGGCAGCGGCTTGTAGCTGAACACCACCTGTCCGTTGCGCTTGTCCGGGCGGAAGAAGGTGTTGCGGTAATGGGTGATGAACCGACCGAGCCGCTTGCCCATATCGAGGATGCGAAACTCCGCCCACAGGTCCATAAGACCGTTGCTGCTTGGCGTGCCGGTCAGGCCCACGATGCGCTTGATGCAGGGACGGACTTTCAGAAGAGTTCTGAACCGTTTTGCCTGATAGCTCTTGAAGGAGGACAGCTCATCGATGACCACCATGTCGTAGTCGAAAGGGATGCCGCTCTCCTCAATGAGCCACTGGACATTCTCCCGGTTGATGATGTACACGCTGACCCGCTGCCGGAGTGCCGCCTTGCGCTCTGCTTCTGTACCGACAGCCACCGAGTAGGTCAGCCCATGCAGATGATCCCACTTGTGGATTTCCGCAGGCCATGTATCTCTGGCGACACGCAGCGGAGCGATGACCAGCACCTTGCGAACCAGAAAACTGTCGAGGCAAAGGTCGAAGATGGCGGAAAGCGTGATGATGCTCTTACCAAGACCCATGTCGAGGAATACAGCGGAGATTGGATGCTCCAGGATGAAGTTCGTGGCATACGCCTGGTAGTCATGAGGACTGTATTTCACTGAGTATCCCTCCAATCTGTTCGGGGCTATCGATGCAGTACACCGAAAAGCCGAGTGCCTCCAACTGTCTTTTTCGCCTTACTTGCAGAGGGCGGAGTGTTTTGCCCGGTGCTTTCAACTCAATGAAGGCGATTCTGCCGCCGGGCAGGAGTACCAGACGGTCCGGTACTCCATCAAGGCCGGGGCTTGTAAACTTCGGTGCAAGACCGCCTTTTGTGCGTACAGCCTGCACCAGCTTTGCTTCTATCGTTTTCTCACGCATAATGACCTCCTGTGTTCTCAAAACCCGAAAAGTCCTTTACGTGCGCAAATGCGGGTATTGCGTGCTTGTTGCTCTTTATTTCTTCTTCTTTCGATATATAAGAAAGGTTAGGAACACAGGAACAAGACCGCCTGTTTTCTTTGGTACTTATGGGGCCGCCGCCGTTCCCATGGGGTGTTCCCATAAATGTGCCGAGCGGATATGCTTCTCCCCGGAACCTGTTCCGAAGGATGTCGGGTACAGTCATTTTCATTAGGAACACTCCTTGGGAACAAAGACATACTGCGGACCGTAAAGCGGGATACGCACCTTGCTGTCCAGCCGCTTCCAGCCAAGGCGGGCAAGGATGGCGGTCAGCTCGTTGCTGTCCGTTCTGCGGATATTGGCACGTTCCTTGCCGAAGCACTCGCACCAAATCTCCATGTTGGACACCTGGGTGCGCTTGACCGTACCATGCTTTTGGGTATCGCCGAAGTCGCTGCCTGTGAGGAAGTTGCGGCGCTCGAAGATGTCCATGCCGTCCCAATCCTCCGGGAGCAGCGTGTCGAGATACAGCCGGACAAGCCCTTCACGCTCGTCGGACTCCATCGCCTCCCGCTGTTCAGCCTTGGACAGTGCTTCCAACTCGGCACTCAGATAGAGCTTCTCGCCCTGCTTCACATACACCAGCGTTTCCGCCCAGATCTGGCAGATCAGCTCCGGGGTCAGATCCCAGGAGTGCTTGATGCCCGTACCAGGCGTCTTGACCGGCCAGAAGCGGCGGTTTCCGGTGGTGTCCCGGAGATAGCCGGACTCGGCATTGGTGGTGCCGAAGAACACGCACTGGCGCAGATGCGGCGTCGCCCGTTTGCCGAATGCCGCACGGTAAATATCGTTCTGTCGGGATAGAAAGGAACGCAGCGTTTCCACCTCGGCCTTCTTCAGACCTGCCAGTTCGCCGATCTCCAAGATCCAGTACCCCTGCAATTTCTCTGCAGCGGTCTTATCCTTGGTGTCGCCCAGGTTCAGACTGTCGGAGAACCACTCTCCGGCCAGCTTTGCAATGAGGGTGCTTTTGCCGACACCCTGGGGACCGTTCAGCACAAGCATGGAGTCAAATTTGCAGCCGGGATACAGCACCCGCTTGATGGCGGCGCAGAGGGTCTTCCGAGTGACGGCACGGACATATTCGTTATCGTCCGCACCGAGGTAGTCGATGAGCAGCGTGTCCACACGGGGAACCTTGTCCCACTCCGGCAGATTTTCAATGAACTCCCGAATGGGATGGTAGGAGCGGTCGTCCGTGACCTTCGCCACGGCGATGTCATAGTTTCTTGCAGAAAAGGTGCCGTAGTGGGAATCCACATAGCTGATAAGCTGGGCATCATCCGCATCCCGCCAGAATTTCGAGGGGTGCCGCCAAGGCACATCGCCCTTGATCTCCATGCCGTCCAGAAGCTGATTGAACACCAGCGGTTTCAGAAGCGGGTCGTTCATGAGGATCACGGTGAGGTTCTGCAGCGTGTTTTTTACCTTGCCGGCCTTGTCCAGCTCCAAGGCTTTCTGCCAGTCCTCGTCGGAGAATTCTTCGCTTGCCTGGGCTTTGCGCTCCTCGGCAAAGACCGCTTTGACTTTCTCGTCCTTGAGGGCAAAATCCGACATTGCTTGGAAGGACGGCAGTTTGCCGGGTGCGGTATCCGGGGCGCACTTATCGTCCAGGTCACGGAAGCGGTGCAGTCGCACCAGGTCAAAAGCGTTCAGCAGCCGGCCGCAGACCGGGTCGGTGGCATGGTGGCTGTATGCGAATTTGCCATCGTAGACGATGACACCGGCAGACGAATCGGCGGGGATATAGTCGTAACGGCCGTTCAGCGCAGACGGCGCATACACTTCCGAGAGAAAGGCATCGATGGCTTCCTCCACGGTATAGGCACGGCAGAAAGCACCCACCACACCCGGCTTTGTCAGCGGGTCAGCTTGCTGGGCGATGCTGTGCTGCACCACCTCGGACTGGCGGCTGGAAACCGGCCAAGTGGAGGCGTCGTGCCAATCATCGTAGTGGGAAAGGTACTCATCCGGGTCAAGCTCTGCGCCGTCCTGCACCTTATAGAAAAACTCGCCGTTGGCAGAGGTGGAAGGCCAATACATGAGCCGGGATGCCTCGTAGGTGGTATCGTCAAAGAGGTCAATGCCGATCTCCTTTGCCACCATGCGGGCGACTGCCGGATATTCCTCCTCACTGATCTCCCGTTTCAGCGGAATGAGCAAACGAAGGCGGGGATGCTCCGGCGTGTGTTTATGGGTGGAATAGACGCAGCACTTGAAATCGTGGAACAGCGTAATTTCATCCCAGATATCCGGGGTGCCGTAGTCCATATCCAGCGTGAGCAGAGAGCGGCACAGCACCATGCCGTTTTTGCGGCGACCTTCCCGGAGATGCCCACCGACGAAGCCACCCACATCCTTTATGCCGTCCTGCTGACCCTTTTTCAGCTTGCGGTATTCTTCGACCGTTTCGGTGGTGCGGATGGTGCTGCCGCAGCGGGCGCAGAGATCCGCCCAGGAGATGTCCTGGTTCTTCCACTTTTTATCCATGCGGCTATTGCCGACTGCGATCTTCATCTGTGTACCTCCTCACAGTTTTCGGTAAAGTAACGGATAAGCTGACCTTTTCGTTTTGCTTTCTCGATCTCGATGCTCATGCCGCTGGTGATTTTCTCTCCGAACACCCACAGCTCGGCACACTTAGAAAGCAGGACGATGTCCATGAACAGTGCCAAGTCACGCTCCCTGCGGTCATTGTCGTTCATGAATTGGGTGAAATAGATGTGCGGCGCGATGGGTACGCACCCGGCTTCTACGGCGAAGCGGCAGTAAGTACGGGCGTTCTCCTGGTTTTTCACCAAATCCCCGGCCAGCGGAGAGCAGATATACACCACAGGACGGAAGGCCCGGAGTGCCTTGGCTTCCTGCTCAATCTTCGTCAGCGCCTCGTAGGCAGTGGGGTCATAATACCCCTCGCAATTGAATTTATTGACTCCCATTTGGGTCACCTCAGTCTTTCTTATAAAAATCGCAGACATAGCCGTCTGCCCGGAGCAGAAGCCCCGATGCCCAAGTGGGCGTTTGCCCCATGACGGAGCAGATATTCTCCAAAGAAGTATCCGGCGGCGCTTCGATGACCGCTTCATCGTGGACGTGCATGACGATGCGGTACCCGGCAGCATTCAGTCGGAGCATAGCTTCCGCAAGAATGTCCCTTGCTGTTGCCTGGACGATGTTCTCCACGAACTTGGGTCCGTAGCTTTCCAGCCGCAGCCACTTTTTCTGTTCGCCGACACCTTCATAGGTCACGGACTCATTGCCGAAGCGGTTCAGACCCATTTTCGGCTTCACATACACAAGCCGTCTGCCGGAAGGCAGCACCACGAACATCATGCCGCTCTGATAATAGAAGCGAATGCCGTGTGTTTCTGTGGCAGTTCGCTCTCGGACGCAGGTGGAAGCTGCTTTGTCCACATCCCACCAGAACTTTGTAATATGGGGGTTGGACAGACGCCAGGCATCCACCAGCGGTTTCAGTTCTTCTTCCTGCAAACCGTAGTTCAGTGCGCCCATTGCTTTCAGCGCACCCACGGAGCCACCGTAGCCAAGAGCCAGCTCGGCAATTTTGCCTTTCTGCCGCAGATGCCCGTTCACGCCGTGCTTTTCTACGGGGACATGGAACATCTGCGAAGCGGAAGCGCAGTAAATGTCGCCGCCCTTTGCAAAAACCTCCTGCCGCCAATGTTCCCCGGCAATCCATGCGATGACCCTCGCCTCGATGGCGGAGAAGTCTGCCACATAAAAACGGCAGCCGGGTTTCGGCACAAAGGCGGTGCGGATAAGCTCGGACAGTACCAGCGGCACGGAGTCATAGAGCATTTCCACGGCATCCGTATTGCCGCTGCGGACCAGTGCACGTGCGGTGTCCAGATCCGGCAGATGGTTCTGCGGCAGGTTCTGCACCTGGATGAGTCGACCGGCATAGCGACCGGTGCGGTTGGCACCATAAAACTGGATCAGTCCTCTGGCCCGGTCATCCGAACCCACCACGGTCTGCATGGCCGTGTATTTCTTGACGCTGTTCTTGGCAAGCTCCTGCCGCAGGGAGAGCGCCAGCTCCACTTCACCGTCCGCTTTTTCGAGCATATCCGCAACGGCGGCTTTGGAGAGTGAATCTGCCTCCACGCCTTTTTCGGCAAGCCATGCCTTGAGCTGCACCGGACTGTTGGGGTTATCCAAACCCGTCACAGAGCGGGCCTGCTCCATGTGCGTCCGCTTGAAGCGTTCATCACAGCGAATCGCCTGGGTGACGAGGGTGCGGTCGAGCATGATGCCCCGGTCGTTGATCTGCTGATCGAGGGTGTAGTTGCGCCACTCGGATTCCGTGACCGGGAACTTGGAGAGCTTCTGCTGAATGGACATTTCCGTTTCCACATCTCGAAGGTTGTAGGCTTTGAACAGCGACCATTTCTCCGGCGCATCTGTCGGATAATGTCGAATAAGCGAGCCGTCTCTTGCTTTTTCCACATCTCGAAGGTTGTAGGCTTTGAACAGCGACCATTTCTCCGGCGCATCTGTCGGATAATGTCGAATAAGCGAGGCGTCTCTTGCTTTTGCCGGGGTGCAGAAATACCGAATGAGGTCTTTGCCTTCTTTGAGTTTCTGCTTTTCGAGGCCCAGCACGGCACCGACGCCTTCCAGCGAAAGCGGCAGACCCAGCGTTGCCGCCCAGACCATCGTGCAGTGCCAGGAGGACGGGTCGAGATATTGTCCGGTTGGGTATCCAAGATAGCGGGACAGACACACACGCTCAAACTGTGCGTTGAACGCCCATTTGGTCACGGCAGGGTCGGTCAGCGCAGAGCGGACATCGGCAGGAAGCGTTTCTCCGGCAGTCAGATCCACGACCTGCACCGGTGCACCGTCTGCGGAGTAGCCGAAGAGCAGCACCTCAAAGTCTGGGGCTTCGGCATAGCGGTACACGCCGCATTTGGTGAGGTTCTCTGAGGAGAATGTCTCAATATCGATGCTAAGTGTTTTCATACGCATTCCTTCCTACGGAATATGGGTGGCAGAGGTCAATTTCTGCCACCCACAGAGCCGTCTGGGGTTACTTCAATTCCTTCATGCGCTTCTCGTGGTATTCCAGGTCACGGGAAGCCTGTTCCTTCTCACGCTTTTCACGCTTGTGGTCATTGCTGATGCCCTGCACCAACCAAACGAAGAAGCCGATGCTGAGGCAGGCCCAGATGCCAAGGAGGGCGGTTACCAGGATGTTCTGAATCAGTTCCATTGTGTTGCACTCCTTTCTCAGGACAGGAAGTCGTCGTCCAGGTCGGTGGCGAAATCGTCAGCCGCAGAGGACTTGCCACCGAGAGGCTCACCGTCACGAACCTTCTGGATGTTGCCAAGACCACAAGCGATGCCGCGGTTACCGTTGGAATTGAAGGCGTAGAAGTTGACGGACACTCTGGCGTAGCAGCCGGAATACACCTCGGAGCGGTCAAGGATCGGCTGAACGCTGCGGTCCACGATCTGAGGAGCGGTGGTGCTGTTGGCGTTTACGAAGAAGCTGTTTTTGTATGCTTCGTCATCACGCTCGGTATCGCCGTCACGGAGCGGGAGCTTCAGAGCCGCCTTATTGGGAATCTTCCCGCCGAACTTGGCGACGCCCTCCTTGATGGCAGCGTCCACGGCGGCGTTGATGGCATCGAGGGTCTGCTTATCGGATTTCGGAATAATGAGGGACACGGAATACTTGGGGTTGCTGCCGTTAATAGAGGCAGGCTCCCACACGTTTGCGTAGGACAGGCGGACAACGCCGGTCACAACTTTGGTCGAATTCATCTTGTTAGCCATAATTACAGTTCTCCTTTATAGTCGGTAAAGTCTTGTTTTGCACCCGTGGTCGTAATAGCCGGACGCCGGTCGGATGCGGGAACAAGCGTCGGCTTTCCTTTGGGCTTGACGACCAGACCGCCGAGCACCTCGGCAAAGGTCTTTTTGCCCATGAGCTTCTCCATCTCGGTGATGGGAATGAGGGACTTCTTGAAGATGTCGGTATACCCGGCCGCACGGGCAGCAGCGACAACGGCATCCTCGTCGCTGTACTTGCGATTGGTGCGGCTCTCCACCAGCTTGTAGCCGGGCCACTGTTTTCCGTGGTTGACCGCTGCGTCCTGGGCGTAGGCCATGAGCTCATTCGCCCATTTGGTGAGATCATCCAGCTTTCCGAGAATGTCGCCGATCTCCGCATCGGAAAGCAGGGGCGGCTGGGCAAATTCGTATTTGGCAAGTTGGAGCTTGGCATCGGCTCTGGCGCGGCACTTGACCGCCGCCTTGCAGAACTGGCACCAGTTTCCGGGGCAGTATTCACCTTCGCCTTTGAAGGCAAGCTCTGCTTTGGGTTTCAGCGTCTTTTCCGCCCAATCCCGAAGCTCGGCAACGGAAATGACCCATGTGCTGACATTCTCCCGGCGGGGCTGGTAGATGGTCATGGAAACCGTCTCGATGTCGTAGAGACAATCGAAGATACGGAGTGCGCCGAGTGCATACAGCATCATCTGCGGATTTTCCTCGGCATTCACCAACACGCCCTGGCCGTACTTCAGATCGATAATGTGGAGGAGCTTGTCTGCCACGATGAGGCAGTCGCCGGTGCCGAAGCCGTCCGGCACATAGCAGGAGAAGTCCAGCCGCTGCTCAATGAGCACCTTGGGGTCCGGGCAGTCCTGCCGGGCTTCCTCGATGGCTTCCAGAACGAATTCCAGGTAGCCGTCCGTGTACATCTCCATTTCGTCGGAGTCGTACTTGCTGACCGGGCGGGAGGAGCGCATCTTCAGCGCCTTGCGGAGCTTGTGTTCTGCCAGCGCATGAGCGGCTGTGCCTTCGGCTGCGGCTTCCGTTTCTCTGTCCTCAAACTCCAATTCCAATCGAGCGGAGGGATTGCAGTGAAGCCAGCGGTGGGAGGAGGACGCCGAGAGGACTGCGTGACGATTAGGGGGCATCCTTCAGCACCTCCACATCCTTGAGCAGTGCCTCGTAGTGCTTGGGGTCGATGCCGGAGAGCTTCGAAGCACCGTACTTTTTAAGGAGTGCCTGGATCTCGGCCGTGAATCCGGCTCGGCTCTTTTCACCGAGGACTGCTCGGACTTCTTCCAGCGTTAGCTCCTTTTGGGGAGCAGGTGCAGGCGTCTTCGGCTCTGCATCGACAGTCGGCTCATTCTGCAGCATGGCATCTGCCACAGCCTGAACGCTGTCCGCCAGGGAGCGAAGATCCTCGACCACATCGAGCAGGAGCTTGACCTTACTCATGTACACCACCTCCCATCGGAACTTCGGTGATGGCAATGGACTCGACCGAGTTGCCGGGAACCACGACCATGACCTTCTGCTTGGGACCCAGAAGCAAGGTGAAGAGTTTCTCGCGGATGCTGACCGTTCTGCAAGCAACTACGCCGCCGTTTCTGGGCTTGTCTGAAACACGGATATTCAAGTTGTGTCTCATACGGGGTTACCGTCCTTTCCGGAGGGCTTGTATTTTGTTGCCTTCCGGTGTACCCAGAAAAATCGTGGATTTGTCAGGGTGTCTGGCGGAAAATTTTCAAAAACTTTTTTCTGCCTGCCTCGATGGACTCGGAAACAGACTGAAAGCTGGCCTCTTCGATGGCAGCGATTTCCCGCAGGGTCTTGCCGTTTGCGTACAGTCGAAGCCGGCGCTGCTGGGTGGCAGTCAAATGCGAGAAGGCTTCTCGGATACGCGCGGTCTGTTCTGCCGAATCATCCTCTACGGCATATTCGTCGCAAGCACCGTACTCCACGCCCTCGTAGTCGATGGCGTCATAGGAGTAGCAATGGTAGCGATGACGCTCGTCCTGCGCGTGCTCCGCCTTACGGCTGTCGATGATGACGGCACCGATTTCGTCAGAAACCTCGACCTCCGTCACTGTTCCGTCCAAGAATGCGTATTTGATTTTCATAATGTGTCCTTTCCGCTTGAGACGGCACTGAGCGGTCGGGACACAAAAAGAGCCGGTGGTCACGATGGACAACACCGGCAGACAGAACCTACAAGAGGGCATGGCAAAGCACGGTGGGTACATCGAGTTCAAAAAATCCCTGGTGGGGTTTTCGGTTCTCTATGTATCCCGCCGCCTCTAATGCGCATCTCAAGGCTTTGAGATTAAATTTGGTGGGGCTACTTGCCCCAATGGGTATATAAGGTTTTTCGGGTTTATGGGAAAAACAAAAGACGGCCGGGACATAGCGCGCCCCATAAAGGGGAGGCTAAATCCTGGCCGTCTTGCAGCTCTGCGGACTTGTTATTCTCTTTTGTGCTTACGCAGCACGGGGATGGCTTTTTACATGAAAAGCCCTTGTGCTGATTCGCGTCATAACCGTTTCGGTATCTCGCAGTGTTACTGTGAAGCTGTCGCCCACAGGCACGGTCATTCTTACCGCACGGTCTTTGTGCTGGATCTCAACGATCCCTGTCTGGGCATCCGCCATGCAGACGAGATGTCCTTTACAATCTCGGTACGCTACCATCGGGGTCCTCCTTTCTTGCAGTAGTCATAGGCACCACCTCCTTAATGTTACCTTGTTAGCAAACTTGCTAACGCTTGCTGTAAAAAAACACAGCGGGCGGTAAAACCCGCTGTAGTTTTCGATATGGACGCTCAAGAACCGACCACGCCTGCAAAATCCATGATGGCAGAAGCGTAGGAATAATCGGTCGTATCGTTGGTTTTGATGTAACCGAGGTCTTTGAGCCTGTTTGTCGCCGCCTGGATGGAAACATCAAAGACTGCGGAGACTTGGGCGATAAACATCCCCATAGAGGGAGGATATTTCAGCTTGTCCCCGTGGTACTTTGCCATTTGTATGATGGGTGTCTTCGGCATCAAAACGGCAGCGGACAGATGGTTGGCCTGCCATTCCATCCAGTCATGGTCGTCCCATTTGCGAGTGTCCGATTTATTTGTCATGCCATTGTCGACCCGGCACTGTATCATGGGGGCGATGAGCTCATCGTCAAAAATGGATACCTGGTCAGGGTTATACGAGAAATAGCCGGAATGGAAGATGTCATGCCCACCCTCATGTCCGAGCGTAAAGCGGTAACGATGCCGTTGGCTCTCATCCAGAAGGCGGTTGTCGATGATGACGGTACGAGCCTTGGCACTGATGTACTCCGCCCGATTTGTGGCAGGGTCAAAAACCGGCACCTTATTGGTGTCGTTAAAAACAGTCATCCCAAGGTACACACCATTGTGGGACAGATATTGATAATCCGGCGTCATTCCAAGATAGAATTCGATAAAGCCCTCGATGTCCACGGGAGAGGGATTCGTCAGGACTTCCGGCTGAAAATCCTGTACGAAACGCTCTCCGATGGCATCGATCTCGGCTTTGCTCAAAATCGGTACGCCGTTGTTCTTCACTCGAAGAGAGGGAGTGTACATCTTTATAAATTACCCCTTTCGCTGCTTGAGCTCCTCGACGAACTTCAACCAGTCGGTCTCACTTGCATCCAGATCACGTGCCGTGCGGAGCGCAGCGGACACATAGTCGTGTTCCATGATATAGTCAGGCAGGTCCGGGGCAACAGAGTTTCTCTTTTTGCCAGCCAGATCATACATCGTAGTTTTATCCTCGTCGTTCAGCATGAGAATTTGGGAAATCAGCTCCAGCTTCTCCATTTCAGGAGGGTTACGGCGATCCTTCTCGATGTCAGTCAGATAGGGCGCAGTAATCCCAATCATTTCTGCCATCTTACGGAGCGTGATTTGTTTCTCAGTGCGCTTCCTTTGCAGGAACTCTCCAAAATTCTGGTACTGTGTGTTCATGTCGTTCACCTTTTCTACTTAACATTATAAGCCCTGTTATTGATTCATTTTCGCCTATTTGTTTTTCTTCTCGGCACTCTTATCATAAATTACGGGCAACTCTCATCACAACGGTGAATCGAATTAGCACGGCTGCTTGTTCGCTTGTTAGCAGTTATGCTAACAATATTATATCCATAGAGCCGTACCTTGTCAAGTAGTTTGGATGAAATTTTTACAAAACCTGCGCTATTGATACATTAGCCCCGGCATTTTGACTTTATCTCTTCCGTCTGTGGGCATTTTTAAATCGCCCATGAGGCAGGCGTAAGTGATGGCACTCTTGCCGAAACGACCACGAATCTCCTCCACAGCATCCTGGACTTTCTCCATTGTCATGCGGTGCTGGACATTATCAAACAGCGTGAGCTGCTCGGCACTGTCTTTGGGTGAGAGTTCAATGGCACGGACGGTGACCGCTCTGACCTTCGTGTTCCAAGAAAACCGCTCTTTAAAACTCCGAAATGCGGCAGCGGCGATCTCCGAGGGAAGCTGTGTCTTGAGCGGCAGCTTGCATTGATACTGTGAGCCGAACAGGTCATTGCCCCGGACATGGACTTGGACGGTACGGGTGGCGAGGTTATGCAGCCGAAGACGGTGACCAATATCCTGCGAAAGAGCAAAAATGACCTTCCACACCTCTTCTTCGTTTTCAAGGTCAGAAACACAGGTAATGCCGTGACCGACCGATTTGATGGGTGACACAAAATCCTTGTGCATGACCCTGGAATTGTCCCTGCCGTTGGCGTAGCTCCACAGGCCAAGTCCGTTCACGCCAAGAAGCCCCTTCAGAAACACTGGGTCACAAGCGGCAACATCTCCGATAGAGCGGACACCATACCGCGCAAGTTTCGCCGTGGTGGCTGGGCCGCAGTAGATCATATCGCTGCATGGGAGTGGCCACACTTTTTCTCTGAAAGCGTCGCTTGAAATCTCTGTGATGGCATTCGGCTTCTTCATATCAGATCCCAGTTTGGCGAACACCTTATTAAAGGAAACCCCAATGCTGACTGTCAGGCCAAGTTCTTCCCGTACAGAGCGGCGAATCTGCTCAGCTATATTCATTGCATCGCCGCAGACGGCACGACTGCCTGTGACATCAAGCCAGCATTCATCCATACCGAAAGGCTCCACCATGTCGGTGTATCTTTGGTAGATAGCTTGGGTCAGCTTGGAGTACTTGAGGTACTGGTCGTACTGTGGCGGTACAATAATAAGATCCTTACAGCAGCGCTGCGCCTCCCAGTTGACCATGCCGGTTTTCACACCCGCCCGTTTTGCTTTTTCGGATTTCGCAAGGACGATACCGTGCCTATCCTCGGTGCAGCCGCATACCGCTACTGCTTTGCCTCTAAGCCGTGGGTCGAGCATCATTTCGACCGATGCATAAAAGCAGTTCAAATCACTATGAAGAATTGCTCTTTCCATATTGACCGCCTCATTTCAGAAAAACTTCACAATTTGCTCTTGACAAGATGAAGTTGTATCGCATATAATGATTGCAGAACTTCATAAACTTCATTTCAAATTATAATCACAGGATGAAGTCCTGTCAATAGCTTCAATGAAGTTGATGAAGTTACAGAACGAAAATCTACAGCGGAGGAGATTGATTATGACTTTTTCCGACAAGATTAAACGAGCCCGTGAGGTCGCAAAGATGACGCAGCATGACCTCGCTCAGGAGGTCGGCGTATCCCAGCGGACCATTGCCTCTTATGAGTCCGGCGGTGCAAGAGCCAGGAAATCTACCACAGAAAAATTGGCGCACGCCCTCAAGGTGTCCGTAAGGTATCTTTCAGATGACGACTGCACGAATCCCTTGGAAGATATAGAGAAGGACGAGTATATTGAGCAGGCTCGTGAACTGTATGGGGCAAAAGGTGTCCGAGATATGGATGAGCTGTTGCGGGACAACGCTGCTTTGTTTGCGGGCGGTGAACTGTCCCAGGATCAGAAGGACGCTTTTTTCCAGGCTGTCATGACTGCCTATGTGACCTGCAAAGAAGAAGCAAAGGCAAAATTCGGCCGCAAGTCTTGATACTGTCCTGTTTATGGTACAGTTCTGAGTTTATAATACTCACAAAGGGATTTTTATACCCTTTTTCAGATACAAGGGGGTGTGGCAATGTCATACGCAGATGTGTGCGAGGCAGTTGAGTCTCTGCAGAGAAAGTACTGTGAGCGCGATCCGTTTCGCCTGTGCGCAGATATGGGTATCAAATTGCTCTATCAGCCGCTCGGAACAGACCCCGACGCCATCAAGGGGTTCTATCTTGAGAGCAAGCGGATACGCACGATTACCGTCAACTGCAACCTGCCGGTCGTTATCCAAAGGATTATCGTTTCGCATGAGCTGGGGCACGCAGTACTTCATCGCAAATCGGGCGTCAAGGCATTTCACGATATAGGGCTCTTTGACGAGAGCTCTCTTACAGAAAAAGAAGCGAACCTCTTCGCCGCTGAGTACCTGCTCAACGATGAAGAGGTGCTCGATACCCTGAACAGGGACACAACATTTTTCACGGCGGCAGCCAAGCTGTATGTCCCCATAGAACTGCTCGATTTTAAATTTCGGGTCATGAAATGGAAGGGCTATAAGCTCATTGAGCCGCCGATTTCGGCGCGGAGTAACTTCCTCGCCAATATGGAGGTGCCGGATGATGCAGACTGCTACTGCGACTAAGCCGCCGAAAGTGTATGTAGCCGTCAAAGCAGATTTTGCAGCGGACGGCACGATGTTTCCAAGGATCATCACTTGGGAGGACGGCGAGAAATATGAGATAGACCGTGTATCCGATATCCGTCAAGCTCCTGCGCTGAAAGCCGGAGGCCAGGGCGACCGCTATACGATATGGATCGGCGGTCACCAAAGCTATCTGTTTTTCGAGCGCAGTGCAGACCTTACCGGAAACAACATCGGACGATGGTTTGTAGAACGGAGGCATTAGGCAATGATACTGCGAATCATTGATGAGATAGAAAAAGCGCTCAGTCATGACCTCTACTTCGCAGCGCTGAACCTGGCGCTCACACTGCCCGACATCTGCGGAAAGGCGGAATACCCCGACCTGCGCACGGGTGAGCGTTATAAAAAGTGGTATGATGAAAATGTGGGTGTGACGGAAAAGCCTCCAAAGTGTACTGAGGACGAGCCGGAAATGCCGTACTTAAGCGGTGAGGTGGTATATAGCCTCCGCTGCTCATTACTCCACGAAGGAAATCCGAACCTGCAAAAGAATGGGAAACATCCCATCCCAATCGACCGCTTTTCGTTGGTGATTCAGTCTGAGCAGCCGTTTCGTATTTATGGTGGCGAAGGCAGCAGTGTACTGACAAGCTCGGACGGCACGGAAGTCCGCAGTTACCGAGTAAATGTGCGGCGACTGTGCATGGTGCTGTGTTTGTGCGCCAAGGGGTACTATAAAGAAAATAAGGATAAATTCGATTTTTACAACTACGAGCTTATCGATTGGGATGAGGTTACTGCATCTTTGCCTCCCATCGACATGGAAGAAGTGTTTCGGAAACTCGCAGACCCAAACCTCTCCTAAAAGAGCATAGCGGCGAAAGTGCAGACGAATAAGTAAAAACGATGCCGGACTGACACCAAAAGTGCGGGCAGTCCGGCATCTTTCACTTAGTTATTGACCTCCTCATTATCTATGGAACTTTCCGCGAGAGCTGCTGCAGCTTCACGCTCACGACGAGCCGCCCAGCCACCTTTCGCCCTGGGTGCGTATGCTGATTCCAGCGCATACATGATGCCCTGCTCTTCGGCAAAGTAAATACCGGGGACATTCCAGTTATCCTCGGCATTCCAGTCCATCAACTTTCTGACCATATCCACAACCGTGGCGTTGCTGATTTTGATCTGCGCTTTCTGCTCGCCCTCCGGCTTGGAGAAGCGCACGGCATTCGGAGCGTCCTCCTTGCAGGCACGGATGGCGAACTGCTTCGACTTCGGCTCGATCAGGAACTGGATGTACTCTGGGAAGCGGAGCTCCTGTGCGGTCTGCACATTGAACTTCACAACATTGCCTGCGAAAGTGCAGACAGAGGCGGAACGGGTTTTAATAAGATCGATGACAGAAAATTTCTCAAACATGGTAGTTACTCCTTCTCAATTACAATAAAGTTTTCGTCCTCCTCGGCAACGGCCGAGGCGGGTTCTGGTTTTTGGGTCGCGGAAATTAGCAGGTTGTCCACATACTCCTCGTCCCACGATGAATCGACGATCATGAAGCCAGACAGTACTCCCTTGACCACGATGCGTGGCTTTCGGTGGGTGCTGCGCCGTTTCCGATACCGTCGTTCTTTGCGGATCTGCTGTGCCAACAGCCAATCGGTCTTCTCGATGATGGGGATATGATGCCCCTCAACGAAATACTGCGGTTCTATGCCGTTGTTCTTTACACTCTTATGCGTGAAAAAGTCTATCGTAACTGTTTTTTGACACAAGGCGTCTCCACAGAATTTCTCGTTTTTAAGGATGCCAAGGACACTGCCGGAGCTCCAAACCGATAGACCTTTTACAGTAGGAATGCCGCTTTTCGTCAGCAAGTCTGCTATTTGCGTGGATGAATAGCCGTCCAGGTAAAGACTGTATATGGTTCTGACAATATCCGCTTCGCCCTCTACGATTTCCCAGTTCTTTTCATCATCCAGCCGATAGCCGAGCAGAGCCCAGCTGGGGTAGATTCCAAGACCCTGAGCTCTTCTGCGCTTGAATGACCATTTTAGGCTGTTGGATTTTTGCTCAGACTCACTCTGTGCCACAAGGCTCAATACGGTAATGACCATATCGCTGCTCTTATCCAGCGTGTTGAGCTTCTCGGTCTCAAAGTACACGCCCACAGGCGGGTCGAGCTTTCGCAGCATGAAAATGTAGTTCAGACTGTCCAGCACATTTCTGGCAAAACGGCTGACCTGCTTCGTGATGATAAGGTCGATCTCTCCCGCTTTGCATTTCTCGATCATTTCGAGAAAGTGCTCACGGTGCAGAACAGAAGTACCGGAAATGCCCTCATCGGCGAAAATACCGGCAAACTCCCATTCCGGATTCTCCCGGATCATACGGGTATAGTTTTGCACTTGAAGCTCGTAACTGCTTGCCTGGGTGTCCTCATCCGTGCTGACACGGCAGTACGCACACACACGAAGTTTTTTCTTTTCGGTTTCCGCTTCCGTATCCCTTTTTGCAGGAATGATCTGTACCTCCTTTTGCGGACCATTAATGTATGCGTCACGGATGACGTTCTTGGTGGACTGCCTTTTATCCTCGCTGCGACCGCGAGGTCGAAGTGGTTGTTTCTTCGTTATCTTCATAGGTTCACCTCCTCCTGCCGCAGATTATGTGGGCAGATAAGCCCACACCGCAGCTCGGAGCCGGCGAATTCTATTATATCGTGAAAATATGAAAACCGTTAACTTGAATGGCAAATACAACTCAGGGTAACGGTATCGGGAGCAAAAAAATAAGAAGCCTTTCAGCTCCTTATTTCAACATCAGTTATTTACTTATCCTTATTCATGGCTTTCAGCATCTGGTTCGCCGCTTTCTTTTGTTCCGGCGTGAGGTTGACCCAGTTTTCAAACAGCTCTTTGAGTTCTGGGTTGATTTCGACCATCTCACCCTCGGCAAAGAACTGCGCCATCGTGATGCCGAATCCCTTACAGATCGATTCCAGCGTTGCGAGGGAGGGGACTGTATTCCTCCTATAAATATTCGCAATCGTGGACTCGGATAAGCCACAGTTCTTTGCCAGCCTATACTCAGTCCACCCGCGCTCGTTTAAGAGCTGCCGGAGCCTCTCGTGCGTGTCCATAGCATCACCACCCTTCCTGTAATTATTTTACCCGCAAACTAAAAGGTATTGTACTGGCTACTTGTACTGACCATACCGTTATGTTAAACTGTATAATAACGGGAATTCAGTACGGAGGGATGACAATGCTGACCGAGGAACAGAAACGGATGCACAGAGTGTGTTTTACGGGCCACCGCCCGGAGAAACTGAAACAGCCTGAAAGCGTGATCGTGAAAGCTCTGGAAACTGCGATCAAAGAAGCGATTGCAGACGGAAAGAATGTATTTATTTCCGGCATGGCTCGTGGGGTGGATATCTGGGCGGCTGAAATCGTGCTGCGCCTGCGGAAAGAGGGGGCGAATGTAAAACTGATCTGTGCCAGCCCATACAAAGGCTTTGAGCGTGGATGGAGTGCCGAATGGCAGCAAAGATACAATGCTGTTCTGGAAGCAGCAGACCTTGTGCGGTTTATTTGCCCTGGGTACAGCAGAGCCTGCTTCCAGATCCGTAATGAGTGGATGGTCGACCGCTCCTCGCTGGTAATTGCTGTGTTCAACGGCATGAATGGAGGTACAAAGAACACGCTTCTTTATGCTGAAAAGCGGAATGTGGAATGTGCACATATTAGTTCAATATAATTTCCGTATTCTTTCCGTTTAAAAAAAGTGAGTCAATCTTGCTTTTTCTCAAGTTTCGTGGTATAATGTATATGTATTTCGATTTACTACAATCCCAGGAGGCACAAAAATGAGGGTAAGCTATAAACCACTTTGGCATACATTACTCGAAAAAGGTATGACAAAAGAGGATTTGCGAGTTCAGGCAAAATTAACAACCAATGCCATTGCAAACATGGGTAAGGACAAAAATGTGAGTATGCAGACACTGCTTAAAATCTGTGATGCTCTTCAATGTGATTTGAGTGAAGTTGTTGAGATTGAAGGAACTTCAAATCCTTCCTTGAGTATAAAATCAAAAGATAAGGGTGATGAGCCAATGACCCGTCCTCGTTTGGCTCCTTTGAATGGAAATGCAGATGGGCCCAAGCTGGTTTCACTGTTCTCTGGATGCGGTGGTATGGATGCTGGATTTGAACAGGCTGGTTATAATAGAGTTTGGGCAAATGATTTTGACAAAGATGCACAGGCTGTCTTTCGACTCAATTTGGGAGCGATTGATGGACGGGACATTACCACCGTTCCAGAGGATGAAATTCCAGACTGTGACATCATAACAGCTGGCTTTCCGTGTCAACCCTTTTCAAACGCTGGTAACAGAAAAGGCGTTTATGACACCAGAGGAGAATTGTACCTTGAATGTCTCCGTATTATTGAAAAGAAAAAGCCTAAGGTGGTTCTATTCGAAAATGTAAAAGGACTTCTGTCATCGAAACATCAAAGCGGTAAGAGGCTGATTGATGTTATCAAAGGGGATCTTGAAAACATCGGGTATCAAGTAAACTATCGCGTTGTCAATGCCTCAGACTATGGAGTTCCGCAAAACAGAGAGCGAATGATTCTTGTTGCCTTTAGAAATGACATTGGAAAGGTATTCGAGTTCCCCCCCATCCAAACAGATAAGAGTCAGCTAACTCTGAGACATATACTGGATATCCCTGAAAACACTCCGAATCAGTCTGCGTTTTGGGCGTATTCCCCTCAGGCGCAAAATATGATAGAGCAAATTCCTCAGGGCGGATCTTGGAAGAACATTCCCTATGAAAATCTGTCTCCCAGGTTTCAACGTATTAGGGATGACATGAAGCGATATCATGCGCCAAACTTCTATAGGCGCTTTAGTTTAGATGAAATTAACGGAACAATTACAGCATCGGCACAACCCGAAAATTGTGGTATTACCCACCCAACCCAAAATAGGCGATACACCATACGCGAAATTGCACGTATTCAAACATTCCCCGATGAATTTGTTTTCTTGGACAACTCTTTGAAGGACATCATTGCAATGTATAAAGTTATTGGTAATGCTGTTCCAGTCAAGTTGGCAAAAGTAATTGGCACAGCGATTCTTGAGCAGGCATTTTCGAAGGAGGTAAAATAATGGCTACTGTTTATGTCTCACGTGAATCCATCAGCGATGCTGTGGGGTACTTTTCTGGGAAAAATTATACAGCTCCAGAGCAAATTGGATTGTTCTTCTTTTTTAAGGCTTTAAAATTTAATAGCCGCGAGTACATTCCTTACCAGCCTGGCGAAGGGGCGCAAAAAGCTGAGAACATCAGAAAATTATATGATTTGTGCGGTTTATTTGACTCCTCTTCGGAAGAAGGCGGCAAAAGAACGGGCTTATTCCCGTTTTCTATATCACGTATCATTAAAACATCTTCATACTATAACGGCGGTACAGAATTCAGACGTCTTATTGGCAGAATCAAAGACACCATGGATAATACGCTGATAGATGAACAAAAGTACCTCCGTAAAGATGAACTGGACGCTGGTCGTTTTAAATTTGCCCCGAACTACATTGAGATGCTGTTTTCAAATTTCCTTGTAGGAAATAAAATATCGCTTCAGAAATTTGCGGCGTGGTATTACCGCTTCTATTCATTTACGGTTGATGATTCATGGATTGAGGAATTCAAAACTGAGTATTATGAATCGTTTACACGGCTTTGCACAAAAAAATTAATCGAAGATCTTCGGCTGAATTCCCAGGAACTTACGGAACTTTTTGACACTAATGACGGCATAATCAAATATGCAGATACCCGTATTACTGGCGAAGAACTCCGTGGACTGCTATCGTTTGATCATGACGCCTCCCCTGAAATTACCGTAGCAGCCACGGCAAGAACATATATGCCGGCAAGTGTGGTTGTTGAACGTGATGAGGTAATAAGTTATACAACGCCTCATGGCCAAAATATCACGGAGGAGGCTCTTACATCGCTGTTGATGGCAACGCAGCAGGCCGTCTTATCTGGACCTCCGGGAACAGGAAAATCTTACATTTCTGATAAAGTTCGCTCGCAGTTTGACGAATCATATTTGATTCAATTCCACCCGAACTTAACTTATGAGCAATTCATCGGTGGTAGCACATTTGACGGCGATGGCAATGTGAGAGCACAAGCCGGTGTTTTTCTCGAATTTTGTGAAAACGCAAGGGCGAACGAAAATCAGAAATTCCTATTTTTGATTGACGAAATAAACAGGGGCAATGTCTCTAAAATATTTGGCGAAACAATTCTTGCGCTCGATAGAGAGTACAAATTGCAGTTGCCAACACCCTTGTTACTCAAAAATGGCAATTTGGTGAGCACATTCTCTATTCCTGAGAATGTTTATATCTTGGCAACAATGAATTCTGCAGATAGAAGTATCGCGCTGGTTGATTATGCTATCAGGCGGCGCTTCGCATTTGTAAATTTCTACCCCAATAGTGAGGTTGTTGATTACAAATCTGACTATTCGGAACTGCCAGGTATTCGTGTGGGCAAAATAATGGATGGTATAAATGAAAAACTGATGAGCGTCCTCGGAGATGGGGATCTTCTTTTGGGGCAGTCGTACTTTATGCCCAAATGGGCCATCAAAGCAGAGTCGGGCAAAATTGTTTGGACCAAGGATATTCTACGTGACTTGTTTAATTATTACATTTTGCCCATCATAGAAGAATACACATACGGAAATAAGCGGTACTTGGCAAATGTTGCGGGTGAGAAATTAACTACTCGAATTACAGATGCCGATGAATTTCTTGAGGAACTGACATTCCAGTTTGGTAAGTGAGGTGATTTTAGGTGGTTTCAACGACAATGGTCGAGCAGGGTTCCCTTTTAAAGCTCTATCCGGACGAACTTGAATCAGTAAAATTGATTCTTTCAAAAAAGGGAATGTCTTGGGACTGCCTTGATTCTCAGCAGCAAATTCTGAAATTTCCACAACAATATGTCGGCTATATTGGGCTGCCAAATAGGAGAATAATCATAAAGCCTAAGCACAATGGAATCACCATAAGTCATATACTCCGAATATACTATTTTCTGTATTCTGCAGAATATACCGACCTCGATACGCCAATGTATGATATTGAGTCGGGTAACGATGTAAACCTCATTGCTTTGTACATAAAAGAGCTCTTATCTGTAGTACATCGTGGGCTACCAGTAGAATATAAAGAAATCAATAATGATTTGGGGTTTGTACGAGGAAAGTTGAACACCATACCAACCGTGATGAACATGAAATCACAGAAACGCGAGTGCTTTAACTGCTCCTTTGATGACTTAACGCGGGATATCGGTATTAATCGACTGCTTTTGGCAGCAGCAAAGAAAATCGAGGCTTACGCAAACACAGCAGAATTGTCGTATATTATACGGCAATTTGGAACTATTGACTATTCAAAGATTCCAGACAAAGTCTCTTTTACAAAAAACACGGCCTATTGCAAGAAAGCTGTTTCACTCGCATATATGATTTTGAACGATCTGACATTGTCGACTGCTGGAGAAGCTTCTGGAGGAGAGAGCCTACTAATTAATTTTGATAAGGTTTATGAGGATTTTATCAAGAAAATTCTCATGGATTATTCTTCAGTAGGAAAGTTTACATATTGGACAGAGGAAAAAGTGTATGCGTTTTGTTCGGATTCAGATGGTTTCTTTGAAAGAGCATACATTCCTGATTTATTGTACGATTATTCCGAGAGTTGTGGAAAGCCAACCGCTCGTGCAGTCCTTGATATGAAAAATAAAACCTCTCTTCCGTTTCACAATCCAGATATTTACCAAATGGCGTTCTATGGTCAAATGCTTAATTGCAAAAAGATTATACTCTGTTATCCAACCAATGAAGATCGTAAAAGCGCTGCTCTGCGTTTTACCGATGAAAAGTTCTTTTTGCAAAAGGTATATGCCGCTTTCATGAACCTGGCTGGAAATACAGCACAGGAATTCAAAGCCAATATAATGAGCTTCGTCTTCAAAATAGAATGCTTGTTATAA